TGAGACAAAAATTAGAAGTGAAGTCGAGGCGTCCACTGGAGCTTTGACGGCCAGCGATGAAACCCTTTTGGGGATGCTGGTAATGACAATGGATAGTTTGATTACCGCCGAGAGAACAATCAAAGCACAAGGCCACATCGAGCATTACAACTCCGGCCCTGCCACTTCGCCTTATTACAAGATAAGAGTTGAGTCTTTGGACAAGGCTATCAAAATCCTTGCCGAGCTTGGGTTGGTGGCTCGTGGCCGCCCCAAGAAGACCAACGTACCGACAGAGATAGATGAGCTATTCGCCTCTGCTTGAACCAGCGTTCAAATACGCCACGGCAATTGTTCGTGGTGACGAAATCGCGTGTGAAGATGTCAGGATTGCGTGTCAGCGATTCCTTGACATGGTTGAGCGCAAGGACGCGCCGTATGAGTTCGTCCCGGCAAAGGCCGAACACGTACTCAAGTTCGCCAAGTTTTGCCGCCATGTCAAAGGGCCGGATGCTGGAAAGTCAATCGAGCTTGAGGGATTTCAGGTTCTATTCCTAGCTGCTGTCTATGGATTCCGTGACAAGAAAGATCACAGCAAGCGATGGGTGACGGATGTTATTTTGTTCGTGCCACGCAAGTCAGGGAAGACCACGTTGGCGTCCATCATTGCCTTGTATGAATTGCTGTTTGGCGAGGCTGGCCCCGAGGTGTTCACCTTGGCGACCAACCGTGAACAGGCATCCATTTGCTTCGATTCGTCGAAGGCCATTATGGAAAGCATGGTTCCCGAGCTGCAAAGCAGATTCATTCCATTCCGAGGTGAGTTGAAAAAGGCCGGCGACTCAACATCGACCTATCGCGCCCTGTCCCGTGAGAACCGTAAGACGGGTGACGGTAAAAACCCATCTTGCGCAATGATTGACGAGGCGGCCCAGATTACCGAGCGCGGCTCAATTGAAGTGCTGCACTCGGGTATGGCCGCGCGGAAGAATCCTTTGCGGATGTATTTGACGACAGCCAGCTTCACCAAAGAGACAAAGTTCTTTGAGGACTTGAACCACTTTCGCGCGGTGCTGCGCGGCGCGGCAGAGGACTCGTTCCGTTGGTTTGGCCTGCTGTATTCCGTTGACCCCGGCGACGAATGGTCTGACCCTGCCGTATGGGGTAAAGCCAACCCGATGCTTGGTGTGTCTGTCACGACCGAGGCTATTCAGCACATGGCCGATGAAGCCAAGAGCAAGCCTGCATCCCTCAATGAATTTCTGTGTAAACAGCTCAACATCTATGTCAGCTCGAACGCTGCTTGGGTTGATCGCAGATTTTGGGATGAGTCTGTAACCGAGATGCCTGCTGACAAACCAGAGGCAACATTCATTGGATTTGACTTGGCGCATAGCCGAGATTTGAACGCCGTGGTAACGCTTCACCGATATGCCGAAGAAGACCTATATGCCAAGTTCAAATTCTTCTTGCCAGAGGAGTCGATTGAGCTGATTCCGAACCACTACAAGTCAATTTTCAGTCAAGCTGTGGCAGCTGGTATTCTTCACTTAACACCGGGCAACGTAACGGATTTAAATGAAATCGAGTCATACATTCGCCAGCAAGCTGAGATATATGAGGTCAAGGAAATTGGTTATGACCCTTACAACGCTGCTGCTTTGGTTGCCAACTTGTTTTCCTATGGCCTTCCAGTCAAGAAGGTTGGACAAGGTATGGCAGTGCTATCCAACCCCTCGAAAACAGCGGAACAGTTGATTCTCAAGCGAGCCATCAAACATGACGGAAATCCGTTTGTTGGATGGCAATTGGGCAACTGCGAGGTCTACACAGACGTAAACGGTAACGTAAAAGTGAGAAAAAATGAGGCCGACCCATCTGCCAAGGTGGATGGAATCATTGCAATGATTATGGCTTTGCACTGCCATTTGGATAATGTTTTTGTGTCAGATTCGTATGGACTACGATTATTTTGAGTGATAACATCACGGAAACTAGGAGCTGACATGGCTATTCTCGATATTTTCAAACGCAAATCTACCTCCGCCGACGAAAGCAACACGCTTTTTGGTCAAACGGCTCTCGGTAACAACGTAATTTATTCGGGTAGTAATACTCGCCCGACCGTCAACACTCAAATCCTGTATGTAACCACATCCAGCACCAATCAGGCGGGTCGTCCCGTCGATATGAGTCTATTGACGCGCAACAGTACCGTCATGGCTTGCGTTGGCGCAAAGGCTCGCGCTTTGGCGCAGCTTCCAATCAAGGTTATGTCCGAACAGGAAGATGGCTCGTATCTCGACGCTGTGAAAGACAAATCAGTTGGCGCTCGTGATAAAAACAAAGCAAAGCAAGTTGCCAAGTTGCTGAATAATCCAAATAATTTTCAATCGAAATATGAGTTCTGGTATCAGTGGCTCATGTGGCTCGAACTGTCAGGTGAAGCGTTCACTCTCTGGTGGCGCGAAGACAAGAAGAACCCAACACAGACTCCAATGGAAATGTATGTGCTGGATTCGACATTGATTGCTGTGACTATCAATCCTGCGCGTTACCCTTCATATCGCCTGTCCACCCCGTCATACGGTTTCAGCAAAGATGAACCATTGGCGGCGCATCAAGTGATGCACGTTAAAGAGGCTGCATGGCAAGGCTCCGCTGGTTTCAACAAAGGCATCTTGGCTGCTGAGTTGGTGACGCTCGACCAAGACATTGACATCTATGCAAACTTCATCATGCTCAATGGCGCAAAGCCAAGCGGTATGTTTATGACTGAGCAAGTGATTCCCGATGCAAAGTACAAAGAAATTGCCTCTCGGTTGAAAGAGGCTTGGTCTTCGATGGTTGGCAGTCAACGCACTGACGAATCAAAGCCCGGCCAAGGTATGTTGCTTGACCAAGGCATGAAGTACGAGAAGATTGAAATTCTCTCTCTGCAAGATGCGCAAGCTGCCGAGTTGAAGATTCAAACCATGAAGCGCATTTGCGGTTTGTTCGGTGTGCCTCCTGCATTGATTGGTATTGCCGATCAGAAGTACAACAACACTCAGACGTTGCTCGACGAGTTCTACAAATCAACGATGTACCCAACTATCGTGAACGTGCAAGACAAGTTGAAGCAGCAATTGTTCAATGGCTATCCATCGCTCTCAATTCATTTCGATACATCGAACTTCTTGAAGGGCGCTCCGATTGACCAGATGAATTATGCGAAGGCTGGCGTTGAGGCTGGCATCTTCACACCAAACGAAGCTCGTGAGTATTTGGGCAAAGCCAAACTTGATGGCGGCGACGAATTGAAGCAGGACACAAAATCTACCGACCCGATTGCTGGCTCTAGTCCACAAGACACTGGCGGCGGCGGTGGCAACCAGCGAAATAAATTAAACATCGGCAAATAAATGTCGTTGATTTTTAAGATTATGGTAGCATCGTTGGTAGCTAATAGACCAACTGTGCCGCCTCCACCTCGTCGTGGCAGGCCGCCAAAAATAATACATGACATTGACCAAACTAAAGTCGATGAGGTAATCCATGACGCAAAACTTGATGATGGTGTGCGAGGCCAAACTGGTACTCGAAAAAGCAGGCAACGCAGAGCCAACAGGCAATATTGAAGCGGTTGTCACAACTTGGGGGCCGCGCAAAGGCGCTGACGGTCGCAAGTTCAACTACCAACCAGAGGCATTTATGCAATGGGCGGAGGAGTTTAGCAAAGCTGGTCGTCCTCTCCCAATGTTTGTGAATCACGATGCTGATTCCATCCCTGTTGGTGAGTGGACATCATTTGAGTTTGATGACACTGGCATGAAAGCCTGCGGTCGCTTGTATGTCAACACCACTCAAGGTTCTGACTTGTATCAAGTGATGAGCGAGTCGCCAAATATGTTTGGTGGCGTGTCTGTCGGTGCTTACGCCGAAGAATATCAGTGGACAAAAGAAGATGGCACTCCAATGACCATCGGTTCTGATGACCCATACGAAGACGGCTACTTCCAAATCACCAAAGGTGGTCTGCGTGAAGTGTCTGTCGTGATGTACCCCAACAACCCAATGGCGGAAGTTCAAAAGCTGGAATTTTTCCGTGCTGATGGCACTGCCGATTTAAAGATTTTGGAACAAGCCCTTCGTGAAGTTGGTCTATCCAAGAAAGATGCGGTCGCTGCCGCATCTACGTTCAAGAAAGTGATTGAGCAGCGTGATGTTTCTCAAAAGCCAATTGAAGATGCGACGAATCAGAGCGATTCTGGTGCGGAAGCGACCAACGCAGCAATTCTTGCAGCTCTTGAGCAGCGCGAATTGCTAAAACTCCTCGACAAACGCCTGAAAGGTTAATCATGTCTCAAGTCATTCTCGACAAATTGGATGCCATCGAAGCTAAACAAGCTGAGAGCATCGTGGCTGTTGAAGCCAAAATCCCCGCTGCCATCGAAGCCGTCAAAGGTGAAATGGCTGAAATGGTTGCCGCATTGGAAGCAAAAGTTGCTGCCATCCCTGCTGCCGCTATCCACAAAGAAAAAGCCAAGTCAGTTCGCGCTGATGTGAACCGTTCTGTGAAAGAACAGCTCAAGGCAATCGCCGAAGGCAAGAATTCTTTTGAGAAGCAACTGCAAGTGTTTGCAGACGAGTCTCAAATGGAAGCGTACATGGCCGAAGCATCTGCTTTGACAGGTGGCGGTAATGGTCAAGGTGGTCGCACCGCTTATGACCCTGTGTTCGTCGCTCTGCGTTTGGCAAACCCAATGCGCGGCGTGTCTCGCACTGTGGCTACCGATGGCTCTAGCTATCAATTCCGCGTGAAGACTGGCAATGCTGGTGCTGCATGGGGCTACGCAATCCAAAACAACGGCGCGGCAACAACTGAAAACACTTCGATCTGGCAATTGGTTTTGCAAGACTTGAACGTGCAATTCCCTATCCGTACTGCTGCTCTTGACGACATCGACGGTTTGGAAGCAAACGTGGTTGACGATATGTTGGCTGAATTCGCTCAAGCCGAAGCTCTGTCAATGATTCAAAACAACGACCAAGGCGCTACCAGCTTGCCATACGGCGGCTCTAACGGCTTGCGCGGTTTGAACCAATACGCTGGTGCTAACGCAACTTACACTGGTGGCACAACTTCTGTTGCAGCCTTCGGTACAAGCGGCACTGGTTCCACAAGCGGTTTGCACAGCTTGGCTACCTATGACCAGTTGACCACCAACGGCAACACTGTGGGTGCTGCAAACATCACTTACAAAGACGTGGTGAACTTCATCTACGCCTTGCCACAACAATACTGGACTGAGAGCGCTAAGTTCATCGTCAGCCCAATCTTATTGTCTCAAATCCGTGGCTTGACAGACGACAACGGCACTCCTGTGTTCGAGCGTATGTCTCCTCTGGAAACCAACGGTATCGTTGGTCGCTTGTTGGGCTTCGACGTTGTTGTGAACAAGTATTTGGACACTCCATCTCAAACCACAACTGGCTCTGCTGGCACAACTAGCCTGTACCCAATGTACTTCGGCGATTGGTCTCGCGGCCACACCATCGTTGACCGTTTGAACATGGTTATGCGCCGTTACGACCAGACAGCCCCCGGCTACATCACCTTCTTTGGTGAGAAGCGTTTGGCTACCTCTGTGCGCGACCCTAACGCAATCGTGCGTTATCGCTCGACTGGCACTGCAACCTGATAGTTGCTCTGGATGGGGGCTTCGGCTCCCATCTTTTTAACTCTCATTGGAATAACTATGACTATCACCGAAAAAATCCTGAACGGCATCAAGCAAGCCATCCACGAAGGTACGAAAGTTACCATTGACCTGAAAGAAGCCTCTGGAATCACTGGTTCTGGTTCGGGTGTTGGTGGTAATGTCGTGTTTGACGATGCGTTCGCTGCATTGCGTCAAGCAAACCCTTTGCGTCAAGGCTCTCGTCAAATCACTGTTGACGGTTCTGATGCTCAATTCGTTGCCAAGACTGGTAACGCTGCAAACTCTACTAACCCTTGGGGTTACACATTCACTCCTAACAGCGGTTCTCCCGATGTTAGTACGACGATTTGGCAATTGCCAGTTCGCGTCTTGGTTGCTCAATTGCCAATCCGTACAGCGGTTCTGTCGGATGTGAACGCTCTTGAGTCTTCGATTGTTGCTGACTTGGCGCTTGAATTCGCTCAGTTGGAAGGTCAGTCGATGGTTTTGAACAACGACCAAGCTGGTTCGACAACAGCCTCCACCGGTGCAACCAATGGCTTGCGCGGTCTGGACTCTTATGTGTCAGCATCTGCCAGCGCATTTGGCTCGTCCGGCACTGCCATCACCAACGGTCGTCACTCAATCGCCACCATCTCTTTGGGCGGCTCTCCAGTGACCTACAACAAGATTGTTGACATGGCCTCGACACTGCCTGCGCAGTATTGGGCATTGCCTACAACTGCATGGCACATTCATCCTGACATGATTCTCATGTTGCGTGAATTGAAGGACACACAAGGTCTGCCATTGTTCTTGGAAGTTGGCGACTCTGATGGTGCTGCTGTTGGCCGCATCTTCGGCTTCCCTGTGGTTCCAAATCCATTCCTCTCTGCTGCATTCCCAATCTATCTCGCCAACTGGTCTAACTTCTTGACCATCGGTGATTCAGAGCAAATGAATGTTCAGATGTTTGAGCAAACAGCCCCCGGCTTCATCACTATGTACGCTGAAAAGCGAATCGTCAGCTCTGTTCGTTCGCCTTTCGCTGGCGTCCGCATGAGCGCAGCCTAAGAGGTAAATAATGTCCGCTGATTCACAACTCGGCTACTTGAATTACGGTGCGCCAACGCGCAATCCGTTCAATTACGCAAAGACAGAGCAAATCGGTCG